TACATGGATTGTGCAATGGACAACCTGATAAACCACAACCCTCTGAAGATTCTTGGAAAGTGGGAACATTTCAGTAGAAGCCGCCTGTGTGTGTGGATGAGGCAGCAAGTGTGCACATGCTTTACTAACATGCACCCAGGCCGCAGATACACTTCTTCCTCGGATTTTGATCTTTCTTCATTCGACAGATCACTGGACAAGGACTGTGAGTTGATTTCATGGGTTACAGGCAACCCTGTGAAGAAATTTGAAATAGCTCTAAACTTGTCTTACTTTGGGGTTCTGCACAATAAAGAAGATTCTAAAGAAGTTCATGGATTCTTAAAAATCTTTTCCAAGGTTGTTTCAGAAGAAATAAAAATGAGAGAAGCTGACAAAAAGAAGATGGGCTGGGAATCTCCAGATTACCATTCTTTGAAAAGTCACGAGTTTAGTGCTAAGTTCGTCTGTGCCATTGGCGACAAGATCAAAGAGCAGATAGAAAGAAAGCACGGCAATGCTTCCAGCTGGCTGTTGAGAGCAGGGACAAAGAGGTTGCTTAGCAGAAACATCTTGGATTTAGCCACCATGAAGAAATCAGCAACAGGTGAACTTTCTAGAAGTGAACACATAGAGGGCTCCAGAGAAAATGAGAGAATCACTTGCTTGGAAGCTAGCATAAAGCTCATGGAGGGGAAATATGACAGCAAGGTGATGAAGCAGGTAGGTACTATGGCGAGAGAAATTAAAGATGAATATGGTGGAATAGTGAGCAACTTGTTCAAAAAACTCCAGATTGGTGGTGTAAGAGAAATCTTTGTTCTTGAGTTTCGATGTAGGATTGTGGTGCACTTCCTGGAATCACTTGCCAGACGAGTGTGTGAAGAAATGGACAATGAAATGTTGACAAAGGGAAAAGGGAAGCTTTCTAGATCAGATAAACACTTCAGCCAAGTCATTTCGCACTTGAGACCAAGCAGAACATCGGCAACTGTGATAAACTCTGATGACGCAACAACGTGGGCCCAGAGATTTGTGATGCCAGTCTTTGGCTGCTTTCTCAGCAGATTCCTGCCTGAAGAATTTATGGAGCCAGTCATGTTTGTCTTGAATCTTGTGACAAACAAGAAGCTGGAACTTCCTCATCAGTTGCTTGAACTTTATGACAAACATCCAGGAGAGAAAGGATTTGATGATGGAATGAATGAACTCAAAGACCAGTACATGGGTCTGTCTTTCCATAATGATCTACTTGACAAAGGTAGCAGGATGCTCAAGAACAAATCCAACATGATGCAGGGGATTTTACATTACACCTCTAGTCTGCTGCACTCAGGCTTCATGTATCTTTGGGAAGATTACGTAGAAGTCGTGATGAAAAAGAATTGCTTTGTGTCCTTTGGCTTGTACAACAGGAAAGTAGAGGTTGTCTCCACAACGAAGGTCTCTTCTGATGATTCATCTTGCATTCTCTCGGTGATCTGTGAGAAAGAGGCTGACATACCAGGGAAGAATAGAATCAACCCAAGGAATCTCCAGATAGTGATGACCATGCTGACTGAAATGAAAGGAATGATGTATCCCTTAATGGCATGCAAGCAAAGCCCAGAAAAGAGCTCGACTTCCTCCCACTCTCACATCGAAGAGTTCAATTCACTATGGTACTACAAAAACACCCTGCTGACACCTGTCCTCAAATTTTCCGCATCATGTGTGAGAACCCATCCCAACTCAAAGATGGATGACCGTTTCCAGACGTATGGAAATCTAAGAAAGGACCTTCTCGAACATGGTGGAAACATAATGTTGTGCCAGATAGCACAAATCTGTCAGCTCTGTGCACATTACAAGACCTTGGGCATGTTCACGAACAAGCACTTCGCATCGTATGAAAGTGCTCTCCTGGAGAAGCCTCACCCTAGCGTTGGTTTTTTCCTACTAGAGCATCCATTGTGTTGCGGAATGTTTGGCTATGATATGGCTGTATATATGTGCTGCTCAAACAAAAATTTCCGAAAGAAGCATTTAGACTTACACAGAGATGAATGCATGGAATTCACAGTAGATGGTAGGCCCACTGTCAGAACTTACTTATCTTTTGGGCAATCCAAAAAGTACTACGCGTTTAAGTCAAAATTGAAAATCAACGACTCAGAAATTGTTGACTATTTCAGAGAAAACACCCTGAATCTTTACAGAGACAAAAAGGATGATGAGGGATCACTAATGGAATTAAAGCTTAGAGCATCAAACCCAGCTCTTTCTGAGTCAATGGCTTTTCAAACTGACTCTAAACTGCACGCAGCATCAGCCTATGTCCTCCAGGATGAGGTCATTTTACAATCGAGAGGCATGTTTTCTGCCAACCATGAACACAAGAAGCTCATAGATATGGTCAAGAATCTGAGTTCCGAGGCAAGCTCAGAAGATTACAAGTGGCTTTTTCCCTTTTCTGAATTCTATGACACTGTTCTGAAATCATTGGCAGTTTACAAAAGAAGCACACTAGGCGCGCTTCTTCATAAAAGATCAGTGTGCAATAAGCTAGACATAAGCACAAGTTCTCTGCTGCAGTCTGTGACACTCTTGCAAGTTGTTCAGAGAAAATGGTTTGGCATGCCTGACGTCAGAGGGGCAGCCTATGCTCACACATTGGTGTGGAACCATTACAAAGCTGAGTTGCCATGGCTATCTGACACATGTGATGAGACACTAGAAAAATCTCCGTTCGAGAATCATATATCTCTGAGAAACTACATATTTTCCAGATCCACCAAGAAGAAAACAATAACCACTTACGCACCTAGCAACGTCGTATCATCGCCCATGGAGATCGTTAGATCAATTGTCGAAAATTGTCAGTGGAAAGGTCGCAGGCTGCACTTTGAAATGGTTGATGAACATGACGACTTCAGCAGTTCCATGAAGCTGTTGACAGAGAGAGTCTGGAGGAGCCTAAGGGCACCATATCCTGGAGAGCGATCTGAATTGGTTGAGGACATTCTATCTCACAGCATTGACTTGTTTGCTAGCGCCAAGATAGTGAGCAAAATATACAACCTATCAAAAGGTCAGGTCGCTTTGGGAATAATGGCTAAGTTTGCCAAAATGAAGAAAGATAACGACATGAGAAATGAACTCATACCATCTTACATTGAAAGATATCGAATGGGTGTCCTGGGTGGGTTCCTGGTGCGACAACACCTAGTGGAGGGCCTATGGTCAGGACCTTGTGTGTTTAGTGGAACCATGGAAGGTGTTCGATTGGAAATTCATGCTCACAATAACATAGCAACAAGGGTTGTTTGTAGATGTAAGGATGACCTAAAGATCTGCAGTCACACGGTGAAGAGTTTCATAAAGGACATGAGTTGGATCTGTCTGGACTCCGCATTACCATTCGGAGCAGACTACTGGGACTTTAATTCACAGAAAATCATAAAGACCAAGCACATAAATTCTATAAGCGTTGAATTCAAGGACTTGAGAAGCCTACCTGGCATGAGTGTGAAAAGCTTGAGCTTGGAAGTGTCAAGATATGATAGCATAAGACTAGTTAACCATGATGGCGATAGGAAGTACACAGTGTTGTCACACAAGATCGTCCCAAGAGACCTAGGAATGAATCAGACTCATAATGTGGTTGATGGCTGCTATCCTGACATGACATCGCACTGGCTTCGAAGTGATGTGGTTGAAGTCAAGAAAATTGAAGAAAGAATAACCACTGATCCCTCTTTTGATGATTGGTGCTGTGACACTTTAAGAAGACGGCTGATGGGAAGGAACAAAATGCCCAATCTAGACTCAGTGTTTGAACAACATTCTGACATCGTACATGTGACGTCTGATGACGAAGATGACGGTTTAGAAGCATTCATGCAGCTGGCCGCAACGGAAACACTCTCCGCTGAAGAAGCCTTGGACTTTGAGCAGCTTTTTGGCTCTCCATCCACCGAAAGTGAAGGGAGTTCGTCCGCTGACAACAATGAGCAGAAGATGAGAGACTTCACTGAGTTTTTTGATGAGCCAGACTTCAAAGACTTGTCATGGTTGGACTGCTTCAAAGAAACTGTCGTCCCACTCATGTCGGTTGACTCAGCTATAAGCAACAAGTTCTTTGATGACTTCATATATGAATATGATCTGATTTTCAAAGAAACACTGACAAATTATCTAGCAGGCAGACCAGACAGTCTGAAGCCTTTAGTGGAAGCTAAGAGATCTAGAATGATTGAGAATCAAAATCTAGCAGGAAGGGGTCCGTTTCTCGACTTAGTTTGATTCTGTAAACTTCTTCAAATATGTTTTCTCTTTTCGAGTAATATAAGTAAATGTTTG